AGCACGAGCACATATGGAAATAAATTACCATATAATACTAAGATTGCATTTTAGATATGAAACCCCTTGGTGATATTTTAATTGGGTTTTTAATATTTTTTGCAATAGATCGAGCCATCCGGCTTTTCAGTAACGGTATAGTTGAGCCATGGGCCGAGAAGAGAACGCAACAGCCAAGAGTAGTTGAGAATTGGAAGTTGGGTGTAGAGCTTATGTTGCTTATCATGGCTTTTGTTGTCGTCGTGAACTCTCAGAGTATTATTAGGAGCTTCAACAAAGCTTAGAGAGGTTAACGTATTAGTAAGTAATGAACAAGTTTCGCGACGAAACTGCAGCCATCTGTCGTGCAAAGGGGTGGGACAAAGCCCCAGTAAGTATTGTATGGATGTTGTTAAATGAAGAACTAGGAGAACTCGCGTCATCAATACGTCAAAATCAGAGAATTTATAAGAAAACTGGACTTAAGAAGGATCGTGGGACGGATATCATGATGGAAATGGGTGATGTGTTTAGTTACTTGTTCCAGTTGGCACACATGCTTGGGGTTGATATGGACACCATGTGGGAACTCCACCGTCAGAAAGTTCAGACGAAAACCTATTCAGGAACTAAAAATAATATAAGTGTATGTTAATGGCTACGGCCGCTATGGTATGCGATACCCTAAGCATAAATCGCATCAACCCTTACACGTGGTCTGGAACCTATGGTGTGTATTCCGATGGGTTCCCGAGCACAATTCCTATAGATGGTTCATATATTACAGAAATATCAGAAGAAGAGACTGTATATACTGATCCTCTTCCAGGTTCTGATAATCAGAATATGGATCTCGCCGGGCCAATGTACTTAAAGACCGTTCAGGCAAGTCCCGCGCCATTTCTGGGATATCCTGCACGCAAGAATGAGTTTCCAGATGGGCGCGTCACGTGGTATCGTCCAGGCCAGCCATGGAGTTGGATGGATGGAAAGAGAGCCGCTGACGATACATGGACTATGTATAGAAATAAAGGAACTGATCTACTAATTTGGCTTGCGATAATTGCTCTCATATTATACATCTTCATGCGCATCAAAAAGTAGCAACCTTTGGGGCCACGACTTTTACAAGTTTTTTGGATAAATTTTCCTTTTCAATTTTTGACCGTTCATCCAATTTGGGACAGAAATGCACCTCAAGTTGAATGCACTTTGCGCAAAAATCCCCTTCGCATTCACGGCATTTCAGGAACCGGTTCTTGTGTCTGCATTTAGGCTTTTCATGTTTCGGTCCGAAAATGTCCTGAAACGCCTCCTCCGGCGTCTTCATCTACTATCTGACAAACAATTTCATTCTTAATTTGTACAAAGGGTTCGTCAACCAGTTCACATAACCCATACTTGCGCCCGCCAACTATGCGATCCCATACCGCCTTCATCACTGGAAGGTTTTTGGTGAACCACTCGCGGTCACGCTTCACGCGAACCACCACAAACTCTTCGGCCTTTCCTTCACTCGCTGGACGATATTGAATGAAATCACATTCTTCAAGGTCTGTAATCTCGAGTTGCAGTTGAACTTGTGGAAAATAGTACTTCGGCACTTTTGGTTCAATCTTACGCGTCAATGGACATTTGATTTCGATAAGGAGACCATCCTCTGTGACGCCGTCAGGTGATGCGCCAAGCCAAGGATATTCACGATGCTGGACGAGGCCAATTTCATGAGACTTTCGACCAGTTCGTTGGTCGTACATATCACGAACAAGGGGTTCGAGAAGTGTGCCATGTGCAGTAGCTGCGTTCCCTTTGAACTGGGTCCTGAGAACCTTCTTCTTTATAAAAGCGTCCGGGGATTCATAATGGTTTTCACCAATGGCACTTGCAACATCGCTTGCCGTGATCATGTTTTCACGGAGCTCTAACCATTCCTTCGATCTTTGTTCAGCGTACTCAGCCGCAAGGAGTTCCTTCACTCGGACTATCAGTGCGCTTTGGATCTCGTTTTGGGGGTCCATTCTTATTTTTAAACCGTGGATCTGTCTTAAGTACAATTTCTGCGGCATTTTGTTCAGCCTGCTTCTTTGTGAGGGCAAAACCAGATCCACATTCAAGACCATCAACAACCACACTGATGAAAAATTGTCCGTTAAATTGACCCTTCACTTGGTAGTCTGGCAGCGGATACTTGAGTGCCTGACACCACCGCATCAGTTGGTCCTTATAATTATCATCGACCAGCGACGTCTTGACTTTTGTAAATGAATTTAGAACAAAATTCTTGGCGTGAATCATGCCAAGATCTATATAGATGGCACCAACAAGAGCCTCGAACACGTCTTCCATAATGTGCTCATTCGTGTTCCATCCGTTGCGTTCGCCCTTCTCATCCATCAGAATGAGAGTGTCAAGTCCAAGTATCTTTGAAATCTCACATAGCGTCTTACCCCTCACCATCTTTGTACGGGCCTTGGTGAGAAACCCTTCCTGGTGTTTTTCATATTGGTCAAAAAGATGTTTTGTAATAACAAATCCAAGTACTGAATCCCCCATAAACTCAAGAGTTTCATACGAACCAGTCAGCCCAGAATACCGCTTCAGGGCTGACTTGTGCGTAAAGGCTCGGCGATACAAATTTATATCCTTAATTTTTGTCCCTACCAGAGTGTTCAGGTGTTCACGTGAAAGCTCTGGAGGGGAAACAAGTTCCGCCATTTTTGTTTTTGTTATATAATTAGACAAGCTTTTAAGCCGCTGCAGTCTTCGCGACCTTTGGGCGCGACTTCTTCTCCTTTGGAGGTGCGTTGGGGTCGACAGGCTTCTTCTCACGGGGCTTCTTCTCACCCTCTGGCTTGGCCTCCTTGATGTAGTGTGGGTTGATGTACTTCTGGATGTTCAGGAACGTCACCTGAACGCCTTCTGGAGGCTGCAGCAGGTCCTTCAGAGCAGAGTCCATGGAAATATTCTGCCCTGACTTTAGGCCCTTCTCAGTCACGTATGTATTGATGCGCGCCGTAACCTGGGAACGAGAAATCTTCTCATCCGCAGCCAGACCCAGGAAAGCGCGCAACTTGTCGGACACATTCAGGGGCTTATTGAAGCCGTTGTTCTGTGCACGAGCCGCCTGCTTCTCGCCTGTCGGGTCCTCAAAGTGCAGACGAATCTTGCGTACATCCTTGCGCAGCGCCTTCAGCTCCTTTGCGAGAGTCTCAAGTGTAACAGTATCTGTGGCCATTTCTACTATAGGAAGTACCCGAGCCTTTAAGCCAGTGAAAGAGCTGCCAATAACACAATGACAAGCATCAAAAGTGGTATCAACATTCTCTGGAAAACAGACTCTGTATTTGATAAAGGTGGCGTGTACTCGGTCGCGCCTGAAAAATGTGGTTTTGGCTGTGGCGCGCTCGGTAGTTCGCTTATAGGAAGGTTCGTGTCGAACCCAGGTGGAAGCGCCGTTCCAGCTGACGGTCTAAACTCATTTTGAACTTGCAAAATGTTAGGAACGCCTGTGCGTGTTGAGCATGCAGGAACACAACACCCAGGATCACACTGAGACACGGTACCACTTTGTCTGTTTATATAAGCACACACCTGTGACTCTGGTGCTATAGGGTTTGACAGACACATACAACCTTTCGTTATAAGAGTTGAACTGCACGTCGTCATCTAGTGTTAAAGAAGAAATTAGTTCTTAGTATATAATGGATTACGGCACCCCACAGAAGCTTCCAGACGGCCGTTACTTTCTGAAAATTTCTGGCGGGCGTCAGCAGGTGAACGGTCTTGTGCTTCAGGACTCGTTTGCAACAAAGGCTGTAAACTTCAAGACTGATTCTAAAGTTTTCTCGGAAATTGACGAGCAAATTCTTACACAGGCGAAACAGTCTAAGCAGGAGTGGTTCGGAAAGGAACTCACTGATGAGACTATTCATAATGCATACCAGGAGAGTGTGACAGATGGTATTCTTGGTGCGTCTCTCGCGACTATCAAGGGTCAGGTTGCAACAGTTGCGTTCGATACACGCAAGAATCCAGTAGAACTCAATGACATTCAACAAGATACGACATGTGATTGTGTACTTGAACTTTCAGGACTTTGGTTTCTGAAGAAGTCGTTCGGTCCTATTTGGCGTGTCATTCAGGTGCGTGTACGGGCGGCACCCAAGGTTCCTGAAATTCCAAAGGATTATCTTTTCTCTGACGACCCAGAGGAGCCTGAGGCGGATGATCCGGCCGATTACCTGGACTAGCTCCAGCCCAAAAAAAATTATCGGCATCTTATAATAATATGGATCGCAAGGGACTGGCAATTCTGGTTTTAATAGTGGTCATTCTCCTGCTCATAATCACCCCCAAGACCAGTGGTTTCGGCGCCCCAAAGTTCAACCCAGTTGGTGCCGATATTAACAATTCCGTCTCGGCTCCAGTGCCAGTAGCTGACATGGGTAGCACCGATGTATCATCCGCAAGCTTAATACCACGTGAGGTTGTGCAGACCGAGGACTTTGGTCAGTTCAGCCCAGACAAGATTCTGAGCGGTCAGAACTACCTGGACCCCCGTAGCCAGATTGGCTACCCAGAGACTGTTGGCGGTGTGCTGCGCAACGCGAACCTGCAGTTCCGCTCAGAGCCCATCAACCCCCGCACCCCAGTGAGCATCTTCAACCTCAGCACCATTCCCCCAGACACCATGCGTCCCAAGTTCGAGATTTCCCCAGAGTATCAGTAAGTTCCGTATGAACTTTTCCAGTACAGCGCGTACAAAACTATTTAAAAAATGCTCTATAAACCATAGAAATGGACTTTAAATCAGCTATGACTGAATGGGTCGCCCTTAAAGCCCAGTTGGCCGCAGCTCGCAAAGATCTCAGCGTTTTAAATCAGCGCGAGAAGGATCTTCGCAAGTTTGTGACTGTGCATATGAAAGAACACGAAATTGACACCGTCAAGGTTCAGGACAAGGTCAAGGTGAATTTTAAAGTAAAAAAGAGCAAGGCGCCCATAACAAAGGAGGTCATTAAGAAGGGTCTCACGACGTTTTTTGGCGGGAACGAGGCTCAGGTTGAGGGGGCCTTCCAGGCCATTCTTGACGCCGCACCAACAAAAGAAACGGCAGGTGTTATGGTCACCGGCCTCAAGGAACTGGCTTAGAGGCGTGCAGCGTTTGTATAACAAGTAAAAATGGGTATCAACGACGAGTATTCTCGTGACGCCTACAACTACGACATTGCTCCAGACTCTGATACAGATTCGGACGACGTAGATCTCGATCTCCATCCAGAAGACTGGCAGGATATGTATTCCCATGAGCTTCTCGATGGTTGGATGGTTCTGAAGGATTATTTGGATGAAAATTATGTAGAAATTCGTGGAACTTTTCCAAAGTTTGTAGAGTTGGTGCTTGAGCCAACCAAGTGGTACACAAATAACGAACCTTATGATCAGTGGCGAATCATGTGGAATATGATTGCAAATCTTCCAATCATCTCAGACCGCGTCGAGCCTCAAAATTTCTATGCATGGGCGGAAAATTATATTGGTTATTTTTAAATGATTGACGTGACTGGCCCAAAGGTTTTGGTCCCCGCACTTCTGTTCGCAATACTCAGCCCAGGACTTCTCCTGGCTCTGCCTGCAGGAGCCGGTCGTCTGATCCAGACTGCGTTCCATGCTCTGGTTCTGACTTTCATATACTGGGCAATCGCCACGTTCGTGCTGAAGATCAGCCTGACGAAGGCTGACCTCGTTGTGCCAGCCCTTCTCTTCGTGCTGCTAACCCCAGGCATTGTTCTGACCATTCCACCAAAGAACGGTGGTCTGCTCCTATCCGGACAGACCTCTCCTGCAGCCGTTGGTGCTCACACCATCGTGTTCGCTCTCGTGTTTGCTTTCCTGCGCGGCCAGTTCCCTCAGTATTATTAAACTAAAATTGTAAAATGGTTCGGTTCCTAGCAATAGGTCCTGGAGCCATGGGATTTTTCCTTTATTTAGGAGTTCTTTCAAACTTAAAACAATCCGGTAAGCTTGATGACCTTGAGGAACTTTCAGGGGCGTCAGCCGGAGGCCTTCTTGGCTTTCTGTTTCTCGCGACGAAAGGGGACATTGCAAAAGTCCTCGACTTCTCAATCAACGTGCCCGTGAAACAGATTATGAAACCAAATATAAGAAATTTTCTCAAAAATTATGGACTTGTTCCTCCAACAAAGATCCGAAAAGTACTTTCAGATGCATGCTTGAATTTTATAGGAAAACCTGATGTGACGTTTCTTGAACTATACGAATGGAATCCAATCAAATTGCATTT